GAGCCTGACGCTATAACATACCGTATAAACAGCAACGGATTTAGATCAGAGGAGTTTGATCCGCAGGCCAACAGTATGATATCATTGGGTTGCAGCTATACCATTGGTATTGGTCTGCCAGAGCAGGCCACATGGAGTTATTTGGTTGCACAGGCCTTGGGTTTGAAAAATTACAATCTGGCCTGGGCCGGTACCAGTGCTGACACTTGTTTTATGTTGGCCGAGTATTGGTTACCAGTGTTACGACCAAAGTTGGTGGTAATGGCAGCACCTCCCAAACACAGATTTGATCTGGTGTCAGAAAAACACAACCACAATCATGACACTTACATGCCTGCCAGTGAAATCGGCGGAACTGATCAGGATGGCTTTATAAAAACTTGGTTTTTGAATGACCGCAATGCAGACTTAAATAACGCACGTAATCGACTGGCAGTTGAAGGTCTGTGTGCCAGGTTGGGCATACGCTGTTTGACTTACAATGCACATGATTGGTTTGCCAAAAGTCGTGAAGAAGTAGAGTATGCCAGAGATCGCATGCATGCTGGCCCACTCGGGCATCAACTGTTTGCAGAAAGAATATTAAATGATTTCGCCACCAAATAAAAATTTAGAAACAGTGTTGGTCAAAGCACCGCACCGCAAAGAAATATACACTGAACAAGAACTCATGGAGTTTGCTGCCTGTGCAGATCCCGTGACCGGGCCACTGTATTTCATGGACAATTTCTTTTACATCCAGCATCCCACACGTGGCAAGATGTTGTATCATCCATTTGAATATCAAACCCGACTGATTGAAACCTATCACAACTACAGATACTCAATATCACTAATGCCTCGACAAACAGGCAAGTCAACTTCGGCTGCTGGGTACTTGTTGTGGTATGCACAGTTTGTTCCAGACAGCACAATCCTTGTGGCCGCACACAAATACACAGGTGCGCAGGAAATCATGCAACGTATTAGATATGCATATGAACTGTGTCCCAATCACATACGTGCTGGTGCCACCAGCTACAACAAAAACAGTTTGGAATTTGAAAACGGATCGCGTATTGTTGCCCAGACAACTACAGAAACAACTGGACGGGGTATGAGTATATCCTTGTTGTATGCCGATGAATTTGCATTTGTCCGGCCCACCATTGCTCGAGAGTTTTGGACTTCCATCAGCCCTACATTAGCAACTGGTGGTAAAGCAATTATCACAAGCACTCCCAACAGTGACGAAGATCAGTTTGCATATCTGTGGAAAGGTGCCAACAAGACTCAGGACGAGCATGGCAATACCACAGAACTGGGCATCAACGGATTCCGTGCATTTAGAAGCAACTGGCGCGAGCACCCAGATCGTGATGAACAATGGGGTCTGGAACAGCTGGCACAACTGGGCGAAGATCGATTTCGGCGAGAAATGGAATGTGAGTTTGTTATCAATGACGAAACACTAATTGCTCCCACCCGACTGCTGGACTTGGAAGGGGTAGAACCCAATCGCCGCACAGGACAAGTACGCTGGTACAAAAAGCCCAGCCAGGACAAGATGTATATTGTGGCCCTGGACCCTAGCCTGGGCACAGGTGGTGATCCCAGTGCCATACAAGTGTTTGAAGCAGACACCACAGAGCAAGTGGCCGAGTGGCGTCACAACAAATCAGACATTCCCACACAGGTCAAACTGTTGGCGGACATTGTGAATGAACTGTACGAAATCACCAAAGATGACAAAAAGATCTACTACTCAGTGGAAAACAACACCATTGGCGAAGCCGCACTGATATCCATAAACGAGTATGGAGAAGAAAACATCAAGGGCTATTTCCTCAGCGATAATAGTGTAACAGGCACAACCGGACGTAGGTTTCGCAAAGGATTCAACACCACAAACAAAGCCAAACTCACTGCTTGCAACAAGTTCAAAGTGTTGGTGGAATCTGGGCGTATGAAACTGTACAGCAGACCCTTGATTAGTGAGCTCAAAACTTTTGTGGCCAACGGCAGCAGTTATGCTGCCAAGCCCGGAGAAACAGATGATCTTGTGATGAGTTCGCTGTTGGTGGTGCGCATGCTGATGATGTTGCAAACATATCACGTAGAATTGGACACACAAATGAAAGATCACAGCGACAACGTGATTGATCCAATGCCGTTCATTTCTATACTTAGGTAAATATTGTACTATGGCCCAAGAAAATTCAATCTCCCAAGAACTGGCGGACCTGCTGGTCACAAACAACTTTGATCCTGAATATCGGGACGAAGGTGGCCAAAGCAGTGGTCCTGCTGATGCTAATACCATAAGTTTTGACTACCGCAGCGCCAGCGGCAACAACTATGGATCTGCTGTGGCAGTGATAGGCGATGACAACGAGCTGATGTTGTTTTTTGGAGACAATCTTGGTCGCAGCATGCAAGACCAAGACAAAGATGAATGGTTCGCGTTTTTGAATCAAATGCGCAAGCTGGCTCAGACACACAGATATACCTTTAGTCCTCAAAATCTCAGCAGACTCAAGCACTCATTGGCTGGACAGGCTGCTGTAAAAGAAGGCCTGTTTGAAGGCTACTACGGCAGCCGCCGTGAGAGCTTTATAGGCGAGCCCACAGAGGCCAGAATACTGATCAAACACAACAAAATAATTGGCGAAGATGACAAACGCTATCGCTATATTGAAAGCATTTTTATTGAAACTGCTGACGGAGAACGATTCAAACTGCAGAGCAATCGTCTCATACACGGTCGTGCCATGTTGGAACATGTGCGACAAGGTGGCCGTCCTTATGATGTGCGCGGCAACCATATCAACGAAATGGTTCAAGAGCTGTCAGTGTTGTCAAGATTCAACCGTGCCAAGCAACATCATGTGTATGAAGGCATCACACAAGAACTGGTAGAATCGGCTGCACATTACTATCGCAGCCTTCAAGAAAATCTAAAACGACTGTCTTCGTCACGTGGATATCACACCTACTTTGAGTCGTGGGCACCAGATCAAATTGATCAACAAGAGAGTCTGGTTGAAGATTTAAAAAACATGTTTGTGCAACAAACATTGGACACTAGAATTGAAGCAGCATTGCCCACTCTAGCCAAGATACAACAGCAAGGAACCAAAATGAAAGAAGCCGAAATATTTGAAAATTACATGAACCGTTTGAGCGAAGGCACCTGGGCCTTGCCCGACACTCCCGAAGCTTATGAAAAACTACAACAGCTCATGACCGGCGAACTCATTGTAGGCGCCGACGCCATGAATGCCACTGAACAGTTGTATGATTTGGTAGGTGATGACGAATTGTTTGACATCTTGAACGATTTGGCTGACAATGATCCAAGAGCCAACATCTGGGACGACTCGGATGTGCAACGCAGATTGGCTGAACTGGGTGTTCAAACTCCTCAGAGCACACAGGCAGCACCTGCTGCTGTGCCTCAAGACACTGCACCTCCTGTTAGTGAAGAAACAGATAAAGATTGGTTGAATCAACGACACGGACAGCCTGACAAAAATACATCTTGGATGAATAAACAACATCAAGATTTCTATGACAAAAACCCCAGTTTCAAACAAGCAGGAAAAAGTGTCAGTACCGTAGGGGACAGTGGACGTTTTGCTTCAACAGTTGTGCCATCAGTGACTGATACAAAAGTAGACCGCATACCAATGAACACATTTGGTGCCAAACAAGGCAGCAATATTCCCAAAAGTATTCAAAAGGGTGGCAGTGGACGTGCTGGTGGAGGCGGCGGTTTTGGAGGTGTGAGACCAGGGCAGTCGTCTGTGCTTGACAATCCAATACAGAATGAAAACGCTGAACTGGCCCGCATGCTGGAGCATGCTGGAGTACCACTGCAAGAAGGTGTGCTAACTGATTCAACAGGCAGTACCATGGATCACATACAAGATCGTTTCCGTCGAGACATCAAAGATTTTACCGAAACTGGAGACATGAGTGACGATTTGTATGATGCACTGTATGACTACTACTTTGATGACATGCCCTATGGTACAAAGAAGGCTCGCACAGGCGATCCTCATGAATGGATAGCAGATCGATTTGCTAGCGACCTTGGCATCAATGAAAATCTTATCTCACCAATGATCATGCCTGTGAGTGAAGGTTCATGCAACATGACCATGGAAGGTTCTTACTGCCCCGAACACGGCCTGGCCGAATGTGGTGGTGGCATGTACGAAGACGAGTACATACCACGTGTTGAAATCAGTGGGTTTGGTCCTGACAAAGACGAGTACATACCACGTGTTGAAATTAGTGGTTTTGGTCCTGATTTTGAAGATCTTCCAGCAGGAAAAAAACTAATCAATCCAATGCAGCCACGTAGACATAATGAGTTGTCTCCACTCACACCCGGAGACAGTACTCCACGGTCAAAAGTAGCCAATGTTGATTTAACAATGGACGAAGATGGCGGTGCAGTGGGCATGCCTTACAGTATGGGCGAGGGAGTAGATGACCCAATCAACTACAATGCCGCAATGACCGGCAGCTACTACGAAGGCAAAGAAACCGATATCCAAGAAGGCGATGCACTTCTGGCAAGAATAAAATCACTGGCTTTGCTCAGATGACATAAATACACTTGACACGTAGACAGAAAGCGCATATACTACTACAGTGTTTGCGCTTTTTTGTTTGTGAGTCACAGGCAACAGAGATCTAAACATTTAGATAGGCAACATAACATAGGCAACTTATTAAGGAGAAAAACTATGGCATCATTAGCAGAAATCAGAGCAAGACTACAGGCAGCAGAGGGCAACAAAGGTGGCGGACAAACAGGTGGAGACAACTCCATTTACGCCCACTGGAACATGGAAGAAGGACAAAGTGCAACACTGCGATTCCTTCCCGATGCAAATACAAAAAACACATTTTTCTGGCAAGAACGAGCAATGATTCGTTTGCCTTTCGCTGGTATCAAAGGCGAAGGGGATTCCAAGCAAGTGTACGTACAAGTACCTTGTGTGGAGATGTGGGGCGAAGCCTGTCCTATCTTGGCAGAAGTACGCACCTGGTTCAAGGACAAGAGCCTTGAAGAAATGGGTCGCAAGTACTGGAAGAAACGCAGTTACATCTTTCAAGGCTTTGTGCGTGAAAACCCCTTGAGCGAAGACAAGACTCCAGAAAATCCCATTCGACGTTTCATCATTGGGCCACAAATCTTTGCCACTATCAAGGGCGCATTGATGGATCCTGAACTGGAAGAAATGCCCACAGACACCCTGCGTGGCTTGGACTTCCGTATCACCAAGACATCCAAAGGTGGCTATGCTGACTACAGCACAAGCAAGTGGGCACGTAAAGAGTCTGCATTGACCGAAGCAGAACAAGCGGCAATTGCCACACATGGCTTGTTTGACTTGAGCACATTCTTGCCCAAGAAACCCGGCGACGTGGAGTTGAAGGTGATCAAAGAGATGTTTGAGGCTTCAGTAGATGGACAACCTTACGACACAGAACGCTGGGGTCAATACTTCCGTCCTGCAGGTGTGCAAGCACCTGGTGGTGCTGGAGCCGCACATGCGGATGAGGACACTCCTGCACCAGCAGCCAAGCCTGCACTCAAAGTGGCCGCACCTGCACCTGCAAGCGACTTTGACGAGGACGATGTTCCTGCGGCATCAGCCCCAGTGGCCAAGCCTGCAGCCAGTGGACAAAATGCCCAGGACATCCTGGCCATGATCCGTAGCCGTCAAGCCAAGTAATAGTCAATATTGCAACCAATGAAAATAGTCTGGAGCAGCACTGGCGATTGGCTAGATCTTGATCCTACTAATTATGATTTGGTCGCATATTGGATAAACTCTCTTGACCGAGATCAAATTAACACGTTTCATCTCGGTCAGAGTCAATTTGATTTAAATTGGCCAGCTGCCCTTCGTATACACATTCAAACAATAGATACGTTTTTACGCGATAAGTTAAAAATAACTGCGTTATCTAATTTTCAAGAACAGAATTTAATAGACCAGACAGTCTTGAATGAATTGCACAGAACTTGGGTTAAATTACTTGTAGATTATCCTAAATTAGTTAATGTTATGTTGCATGATACACATAACGAATTACATTATCATTGGAATCAAGTCAACAAAAAATTGCATCTCATTGAAGAATCTTTTCAAAGTTTATATGTGGCAAAAGAATATTGGGAAACTCCGAATATATTTGGAACAGACATATTAAATTTCAACATTCAACAAATACAATTGACCTTTAGTCAAGCCGGTCGCAGTACGTTCAACAAGTGGAAAATATTTGATTTCAACATGACAGATACTGACACAAATGATTTTTTTAATATTGGTTCAGAAGTTCTGATCAATTTAAATAATCCAGAATCGCATGAAGCACCCAAGGAATATGTAGATTTTTGTAATGCAAACAGTATTCCGGTAATAGGTCGATATCTTAACTTGGCAAATTTTAAAAATTATGCAGCTGACCTAACAAACATTCGACATGTTTATTTAAGAAACATTGCTCATGAAAATAATACAGCATCATTTAGACTTTAGACCAGATGAAAATTGGATTAGGACGGAAAGTGGTATTCCGTTCTTAAAACTTGCAGTTGATGTTCCTGCACAAGAAATTTTCCAAGAATGGAACACAGTAAAAGATCTTGCTGTTGAGCATAGACCAAAAGAAAGTATATCTGATAAATTTTTTTACGGACACAAAGGATGGAAAAGTTTAACAATATACGGCGAGCATTATGCTATAACTGAAAACACCGATGGCCCTAAAAATTGGACCAGCATAATAGACCGTTGCCCTATCACCAAACATTGGCTTGAGAATAGTTTTGTCATTGATGCTGATACCGGACGTATAAGATTTATGTTGATAGAGTCTGGCGGTTACATCTTGCCGCATTCTGACAGAGATAAAAAATATCTGTCAGAAATTAATATTTCTATAACCAATCCTGTTGGATGTTGTTTTCGATTTACGAACTACGGAAATGTTCCATTTGTTCCAGGCAGTGCGTTTCTTATGGATATTAGTAACCAGCATCTGGTATATAACAATAGTGACCAGCCTAGACTGCATATTATTGTTCATGGTTGTTTAAAAAATACAAAGACTATAACCCAAAGTTATGAAGATCGCTATAATAGTTGATGATGGCACCAATGAATCACTTTTAAGATTCACTGAAGCCAAATTATTTTTTGATGCTAATAATCAATCAAGAGATCTGATTGATGATTGTGTAGTAGTATCGACCCACAAACAAGCACAGTCAATGATTGCTACAACGTCACAACATACATATTTTGTGCTACAAACTGGCAGTTTTCTTACATCAGGTTTTTATGCTACATACAAAAATTTCAACGGAGTATTTGTAGTTCCAGTAGATCACGAATTTGTAATACCGTATGATCCAAGCACCTACATAGGTTTTAGAAAGCATTGTAAATATCCTTTAAAAAGCAAACAACTCTACATTGTGGAAAACATGCTCAAGAGTATTTTGTCTGCTGGCAAAAACGTATACATAGAAAATACAGAATCTTCTGATCTAACAATTAACAGTGATACTATCAAACATCTTTATGGCCTAGCCAGTGGTTGGAAAACAGCACATCTGGCCTGTCAAATTGGACTTGATAAGTTAGAAACTATCACAGTGTATGATTCTAATCCTCATCAATTAGAATGGGCAAAAAAATTACACAGTTTTAAATTCTTACCTGAGTCTTTAGAATTACCATATAACCGTGTGGGAGAGTATAGTATCCCGAGCTGGACCAGCAACTGGTGGCACCAATGGCACAACTACCCAGTTCAGTTTGAACATGTTGATTTACTATCAACACCTAAGTTTCCAGATTACAGTTTAGTCTGGATCAGTAATGTTTTTAAATTTGAGCCATTGATCTTTAATTTGGGATGGCAAAAGTTAAAAACTTATAAAGAAGACTTGCTAAATGCAAACAAACAGTCTATAATTATTGAAACATGAAAGAAGGACATACCATGGGAAAACCATTTGACGTAAGCAAGTTCCGCAAGGACATTACCAAAAGCATTGAAGGTCTGAGCATTGGATTCAATGATCCAACAGATTGGATTAGCACAGGCAACTTTGCCTTGAACTATCTCATCTCAGGAGATTTCAATCGAGGCATTCCCTTGGGCAAGATCACAGTGTTTGCCGGCGAAAGTGGTGCAGGCAAGAGTTATATCTGTTCAGGCAACATTGTGAAGAATGCACAAGAACAAGGTATTTTTGTTATCTTGGTTGATACAGAAAACGCACTGGATGAGACATGGCTGCATGCACTGGGGGTAGACACTGGCGCAGATAAGTTACTCAAACTGAACATGAGCATGATTGATGATGTGGCCAAGGCCATTTCAACATTCATGATTGACTACAAAGCCCTGCCAGACGGTGAGCGCATGAAAGTGTTATGGGTTATTGACTCATTGGGCATGTTGTTAACACCAACCGATGTCAACCAGTTTGAAGCAGGTGATATGAAAGGCGACATGGGCCGTAAGCCCAAGGCACTCACGTCATTGGTTCGTAATTCGGTCAATATGTTTGGTGGGTTCAATGTTGGAATGGTTTGTACCAATCACACATACGCCAGCCAAGACATGTTTGATCCAGATGACAAAATCTCAGGCGGCCAAGGCTTTATCTATGCATCAAGTATTGTTGTGGCCATGAAGAAAATGAAGCTGAAAGAAGACGAGGATGGCAACAAGATCTCCGAAGTCATGGGCATCCGTGCTGGTTGTA